TTATGCCACGCTGACCCATTCGGCGCCCCGGCTGTCCCGGTAGATCGCGGTGGTTTTCGACGACTTGTGGCCGAGCAATGCCTGGGCGCTCCGGCCCTCGGCCTCATGCAGGCGCGCCGCCAGCGAACGCTGCTCGTGGAAGGTGGGCGGCGAGTCGCCGAACGTGATGCCAGCCTTGGCCGCTGCCCGGTCCCGGGCCTCCGCGAAGGCTTTCGACAAGGTGTCGAGCATCAGCGGATCACCAGGCTTGGCCGCGCTGACCCGCTTCGAATGGTGGATCAGGGTCTTGGCCAGCACCCGGTCCCGGCAAGAACGGATCACTTCGCCCAGGTCCAGGCCCAGGCACTCTAGCCGGATCTCGGTGCTCAGCCTGAGCCGCATCCCTGTCTTCGACTGCTCCACCTGCAGCGCGCCGTCCACCACGTCCCGGAACTGCATGCGCGCCAGGTCATCCCGCCGCTGCCCCGTCAGCACCGCCAGCTCCATGGCCCTCTTCAGCCAGGGCTGTCTGGCCTCCTCATATATCAGCCGCCAAGTCTCGAGCGTGAGCCGCTGGCGCTGAATCGTCACCCGGGCTGCCTTCGTCACGTCGACGGGGTTGTCCTTCCGCCAGCCGGCCGCGATCGCCTCATTGAAGACGTCCCGTAACAGCGACCGCATCGCCCTGGCCATCTGCGCCTTCCCGGCCTCGGCCATCTCCTTGAGGTAGGAGGCCACGGCGAAGGTCGAGATCTCGCCGATGTCCTGGCCCCCGAAGCGCTTCACCAGGTTGGCCAGCCGCATCCGCACGTTGCGCACGGATGACGGCGCCAGCCCCTTCTTCTCATAGTCCTTCTGGTACTGCTCGATCCACGATGCGAACGGTCGGCGCGGCGCCGAGGCTATCCGCTCCGCCAGACTGGGCAGCGCCCGGCCCATCAGGTCGAGGTTCTGGGTGTGGGCTTCCATGATGGCGGCCTGCTTGTCGGTGCCCAGGCCGAAGGTCCGGCCGGACACCGGGTCGCGATAGCTGTAGTAGGTGACCCCGTTGCGGGTGTCCAGCTTGCGGTAGAGGTTGGGTGGGAGGTCTTTCGATCCGGTCTTACGCGGCCTTGCTGCCATGGCGTTTCTCCGTCACTCGGGCCCGCAGCGATCCGGGCTTGATGTACTGGGCATCCGGATCGACATAGTAGCTCCGGCCATGCTTCACCGGCGCCGGGAAGATCCGGCCCTCGCGCGCCCATTTGCGCAGGGTATTCAGGGCGGGCTGGGGGTCGAAGTTCGTCTCGCCCCACTTCTCCAGGGTCATCTTGGGCATATCGCCTCCTAGTGGCCGTGGCCAATGCCGGGACGCTTGGGCCCCGGCTCAACATCAATGAAGCCGGAGCCCTTGAAGTCCCCGTCGGTTGCCCGGGCCATGTCGATTTCCAGCTTGGCGGTCTGGTTTACCTCGGCCGCTACCATGGCAACGGCCTTCGCCTGTTCGGTGCTCACCTTCCCGGACAAGACCCCTTCCATCGTCCGGCCCAGGATGTCGCGCAGGTCATTCAGATTTTTCACGGTCTTTCTCCAGTCGTTTGAGCTTGGCCAGGAATTGGCCTAGGGCCTTCGCAGCTCGTTGGTAGGGGAGCGGGTATCGGGCGATGGTGATGCGCGCCATGTGGTCGGTGCCGCTGATCAACTCCAGATTCTCCAGGGCGATGTTCAGCGGGTTGCGATCCTTGAAGGTGACCAGATGGCCGGGTGGGATGGGGCCGTGCGCCGCCTCCCAGACAACGCGCTGGGCGCGGATCCAGTCGACGTGCGGGTTGCCTGTGTCGGCTACCTTCGTGAACAGCTTGCCGCCCTGCGGCCTAGTCGTGCCCAGGGGTAAGAGGCTGCTGTTGCGGGCGCCGGCGGCAGCGCGCCTGCGCATATGCTCGCTATGGCGCCGGTGCCGCTCCCTGATGTCAGGGCTTTCCTCTCGCTTCAGGCCCAGCTTCGAGCCCCGGACCCTGATGGCTATAGGCGTCCGATTGAGCACTGCGCAGAGCTCGTGCATGGGGGCGGACGAATAAAGCCGCCAGAGCACGCAGTCATCCTCGTCCGTCCATGGCTGCTTGCTCCTCAAGCCCAGCACGCTGGCGCGAGTGGACACCGCCTGCGGTGTCCGGCCCAGCATCAGGGCTATCTCTTGGCCGCTGAGCTTTCCGTGTTGCTCGCGCAGCACCTCATCATCACCAGCGGTCCATCTTCGAGTTCGATCCGGCTTATCGGGTGAGCGGGTTGCGGGCGCTATTCGGCTCATGGCTGCTCCTTGGCCATCGCCTGGTCTATGGCCGCCTGGGCGCGCTCGATAGCTGCCGAGGTGATGTCGTTCCGGTGCGCGGGAACGTAGCCGGTGAGCGCCATCTGCGCCTGCTGCAGTGCCGCGAGTAGCTCGGCGTTTTCTGCCTTGAGTTGATCGCGCTCCAGTGCCAGGTCGTAGAGCATCGTCTCCCGCTGGTTCTCCGGGGTCGCGTCGATCTGCTCGCAGTACCGCGCAGCACGCTTGAGCTGCTCAATCTGGGCGAGCAGGTCCTGGTTTTCCTGGGCGAGCAGGGTTGTCAGCTCTTCGGGATCGACCGAGCAATCCAGTGCTCCGGCCGCATACTGTTCAGTGACCATCCGGCACCTCCTGAATGGCGTCGTTGATTTCCTGGATGCGGGAGAAGCTGCTGCGGCCGCTGGCGAACTCGTTCAGGTAGTGGGCGATGCGGCCCACCTTGGCGCGTAGCTGGCGCTCCTCCTGCACGACAAGTTTCAGCCGCTCGACGTCCGCCTTCAGGCCTTCATTTTCTGCTTGGAGCTGCTCGATCTCCGCCTTCATCTGCTGTACGAGGATGGTCATGGCTGGGCTCCTTGAGCAGAGCGGCGGAGGTCAGCGAGGACGTCAGGCAGGGCTGCCAGCACGTCGCGGGTCGTGGGCAGGCGGCGCCGGCAGATCCAGGGGCATTCACCCTCGCCGCACTCAGCCTCCGCCAACCGGTCCAGGTCCACGTCCATGTAGTGATCCCGCACCAGCTCCTTGAGCGAGTCCCAGGCGGTGCACTCGTCCCACTCGGGCTCGTAGTAGCCCTCCATGGCGCCAACCATCACGGTGCCGGCCCAGGGGTGGATATGGCTCTCACTCAGGTGCACGACCGCATCGCCCTTGCGGTTGCGGTACTCGATGTCGCCCTTCCAGCCAGAGAAGTGCGGGATGGTCGATCGCCGCCAGTGCTTGCGCTCGAATCCGAGGGTGTTGGTGTAGCTTTCCTCGGCATCGGCCCGGAACTGCTTGCGGCTATCGCCGAGGGCGGCCAGGTGCGGTGCGGCGCGCTTCGACAGCTTCTTCAGTATTCGAAGATTCATGGGCATGACTCTCTCATCCCGCGCCAGGGCGCAGGTTCAATGGGGTAGGGGTAGGAAGGGGATCAGGCGGACTTGCGAGAAAGGCGCTTGGCGCTGATGCGGGCAAAGCCCTTCCGGGCGCCGGCCTGGATGCGCTCCAGATTGGCGTCGCGGTTGTCGATTTCGACGTAGGGCCAGAGCACCGCCTTCTCGACTGGCCAGTGGCTGTCGTGGACCCGGTGCCGGACGGTGCTCAGGGGCACAGAGGCGAATCGCTCCGTGAGCTCTCGAAGGGAGCCGCGAACACCGTTCACCTCATAGCTGCGGTAACGCTCTGAGCGTTCTCGCTGCCTACCTGAGCCGTAGCGCTGAACGAAGGTCGCCTTAAGGCTTCGATCTTCCAGGGCCTTGCGCAGGGAGGTACCGCTGGTCCCAAGAAGCTGCGCTGCCTGGTGCAGGGTGTGGGTCTTGGAAAGCCTGATCGCTGCCGCTGCCAGTGTCTCACCATGCTCCCGGAAGTATCGGAGCGCAGCGTCCTGGGGCTCGAAGGGGTCGCCGTGACGCTGCAGGAGTTTCAGCAGGGCCTGGTAGGAGATGCCCAGGATGCGCGCCGTGTCTTTGCGCGAGATGCCCTGGGCTGCGTACCGAGCCATGAGCTTATCGAAGGGCAGGCCGTGTGCCTGCTCAAGGTCTTTCCGAATGGACATAGGTCACCTCAGCTGGCGTGACGGTGTGCGTTCATCTGCTGGCGGATCTTCGAGCAGCGGTCATGCCGCGCCGGACCCTGGCCCCGGTTACGAGGCTTGCCGCAGATGTCGCAGATGGATGTGGAGTGCTGGAAGGAGAAGCGGGACATGGAGCCTTTCATGGCTCCTCGTCCTCATCGTCGGGATCAGGGTGCGCAGCGCGGCATTCGGCGCAGACCTGGATGTAGGCCCCGTCCACCTCGATGTGCCACAGGTGATCCCCGCAGAAGTACCCTTCGCAGTAGTGCTCGCCTTCGCCGTGCATTCCGCCGCAGGCGTAGCCCAACCCTCGGTCTATCTCTTTGTCGCAACCTGGGTGGTCGCAGGTGCCCTCATGCACGTAGCCTATGGGCCTGCCCTTGGAGTCGTGTCCGCAGTTTCCCCAGCCCATCACTGCACCTCCCCGTCGCCCTGGGAGCGCCTGGCGTACAGCTTGGTGCCATCTGGCAGGTCCTGCAGGTCGACCTTGAAGTCGAGCGACTTGAATCCTGAGCCGTCCGGCACAGTGCCGACCACGGCCACCGCCTCATCCCCATGCGCGGCGGCAGGCGGGGCTTTGTCGAGCATGGCCAGCAACTTCCTCTCGGAGCTGATCCGTGTTTCGTGATCCTTGTCGCTCATCATGCCCAGCAGTGGCTCGACAGGAACAAGCCGCCAACCTTTCGGCTCACCAGCGGCGGGCTGGGTGGCCTTCAACGCGGAGTTCTCCGCCTTGAGTTGTGCGAGGGTCACCAGTAGCGCCTGGTTCTCCTGAGCGAGCAGGGTGGTCAGTTCTTCGGGGTCGACCGACCCATCCAGTGCGCCGGCAGCGTGTTGTTCAGTTACCATTGGACACCCCCTGAATGGCGTCGTTGATTTCCTGGATACGGGAGAACGTGCTGCGCCCGCTGGCAAACTCGTTCAGGTAGTGTGCGATTCGACCCACCTTGGCTCTCAGCTGGCGCTCGTCCTGTACAGTCGCCTCAAGCCGCTCAACGCTGGCCTTTAGCTCGGCGTTCTCACTGCTCAGCCGTTCAACCTCAGCCGGCACGGCGGGCTGGGTGGCGAGGGCGGCACGTAGCTCAATGATGGTGCCGGACTCGGGAAGAAGGTCGAGCAGCGAGATAGCGCGCTCGATGAGGTCTGACGAAATCGCGATCATGCGTTCGTTGTTCATGGGTCAATACTCTGTCGGCACGCCAGATGGCATGCGGGGAGGGTCAGGCTGCTTGCGATCGCTCAACGTGCTGCCAAGCGCCTGTGCAGTCGTATATATGCGCCGCCTGCTCCTCGCTTAGGGAGACGCCGCAGGGGTTGGCTATCCAGGCGCTCATGGTCGGTTGTCCTGACCACAGTGCTGGCAGTCGGTGTAGTACTGCTGGGGTGAGTAGATAAAGCGCCCGCAGCCGGCGCAGTTCAGCCGATCCGGCTTTGGCTTGCGCGGCTTCTGCAGCACGATCCCGGTTCCGCGCAGCGCCAGGGCGCTATCTACGTTCTGCCGGTGGACCAGGCGCCGGGCCTTTCCCTCGATGTAGCGGAGGGGCCAAGCGATGCAGCCCATAGCCTTGGCGATCGCCAGCTCCTCCTCGCTCCAGTCCCGACGCGCGAGGTCCAGCACCGGGCCGCGCTGGCCATGGGTGCCTATCCAAATGAGGTCGTTCCCGTTCCAGTCCTTGGGCACGTGCATCACGACCGGCCCGCCCTGGGCGAGCAGCGGCGCCGCCTCGTCCTGCCTGACGTACTGGCAGTCAACGCCGTGGTGAGCACGCTGCTCGATGTAGGTGGCCGGCCAGGGGACGTCCGTCTCGCGGCAGTCGTGCTGGCCCTGCGCCTGGTCTTGGGTAAAGCGCTCTGCATGGTCGATGTTGGTGGTGTAGCCGCCGCCGAGCGCCCAGAACATGAGCCCGTCGCCGGTGTAGGACCGTGAGTCCTGCAGGTAGAAGCTTTGCATGATGGGTACTCCTGGGCGCCGCTATGCACCACGCGCGGCGTGCTGATCGGCTGCCCGCTTCTTGGATCGGGACTCAGCAGCGATACCCCGCACCCGGGGCGCGCTGGTGTTGAACTCGGCGGGGCGGGTCAGCTCGGCCGGGGCCAGGTAGGGAAGGGTGGCGATGCTGCCGCCAGCGGCCAGGTACTGCTCGACGGCCTGACCCAGGCTGGCGCGCTGCGGCTCCCGCGCTCGGATGTCGTGCTGGAAGTCGGGGATCATGCGGTGAGCTCCCCTTCAGTGCGCAGCAGGTTCGCCGCGGTGCGCCAGGCGGGCACCTTCTGGTCGGCCTTGCGGTAGTAGTGGACCCACGTGCCGTTGGCGCGGCGCTCGGCGCGATAGGGCCAGCACTCGAAGCCCAGCATGCGGGCACGCGAAATCACTGCCGCCGGGCTACGCCCGATGATAGGTAGGGTGATCATGATGATGGTCTCGGGATGGCGCCGAGCGGCGCGGGGTAAAGCGGGAGGGGAATGCCCCGTGACGTGGGGCGCTCGGTCCGGTCCTCGGAGCTAACTTCCGATACCGAACTGCCGGTGATGCCCTCCGCCGGCTGGGGTCCGAGTTGCTGTTGGGAAGCGCCGCTCGGCCGGCTGCAGCGATCCGCGACTGGGAGTAGGCGCCCAGCACAGAAGGCAACTTTTTCAGAATGGACCGCTTCGCTGATTCTGCAAGCGAAGCGGCGTTTGATGATGCAGTGCCAGTGCCTGTTGTGTGCTAACTGGCGCGACTCCGTCTTCCTGCATCGGAAAGGGGTGGCCGGTGCTGATCTCCGGCTTTGTGGTCCGCGCCGCAGCAGGCACCACGCTCTCTGCGGCTCTCCGTTGCCCGTCAGCCCGGGCGCCTCACCCCTTTCCGATACAGTCCCCGTGACGTGGGGAATACGGCCTGGCCCTCGGCGGAGGCAGAAGCTGGTGAACCGATGCCAGGCTGCCGGTGATGTGCGCTCCGCCGGCTGGCGCTCCTGGGTATCCGCCGGGGCGGCCCGCCAGGTCGGGGCAAGATCAGGTGGAGCGGGGCGGGGTGATCAGTTCGTTGAAACGTGACATGTCACGCTGGGCGATTTGATCGGCAGAGTGGATCAGCAGGGTCAGCACCTCGGCGCGCTGCTCGAAGCCGCCGGCGGCGCAGATTCGGTCCAGGGCCTCGGCGGTGCGCTGGTACATCTCGAACGGCATCACCTGGTGGCCCAGGGCGGCCAGACGCTCGGCCTCGCGCTTTCGTTGGTCGGCCTTCCGCTCGGCGGCGGTCTTCGGTGTGGTCATGCGTAGATCTCCGGGGCTTCAGCGCGGCGCATCATCCGCACCTGGGCGGTGCGGCGCTCAGGCACGCGGCGATCGCGGCGCATCGGGTCTTCATCGAGGGCGGCATGGGCAACCACCAGGGCGGCCAGCATCATGCAGAGCGGGCTGATGATCTGGCGCTTCATAGCCTCGGCCACCAGCTGCGGGGCGCGCTGAACGCCCAACTTGAACATCGCGCTGCTGATCCGCTTGGTGACGGTCATGGGGGCGATCGCCATGTCGCGGGCGATCTGCTTGTGGGTCAGGCCGCTGGCCAGGCCCATGACGCATTCCAGTTCTCGGGGAGCCAGGCCCATGCCCAGGCGTCCTTGCCATTGCCCGAATTCGATCACGGTGTGGATCCTTACGCCGCCGCGGCGTGGTACTGGTGCTGGTTGAGGAGGTCTTCGAAGCCCGCCAGCGTGCGCTGGAAGTAGAGCTTCAGCCCGGGAGTGGAGGCCTGCTGCATCTCGCGCCGGTACATGGCAGCGAGGTCTTCAACGTGCGGCAGGATGTTCAGGTACAGGGTGGCTGGCGTGGCCGCTTCGATCTGGGCGCGCAGCCAGGCGACGTAGTGCTGGTTCATGACGAGCTCCTCAGCAGCCTGATCCCTCGGGCCGTGTTAGGGGTGAGCTTCAGAAATCCCTTTTCTTCCAGCGCTTCCAGGTGCTCCTGGGCGCCGTTGGGCGATGCCATGCCCATCAGCTCGGCCAGCTCGGCGCGGGTGGGCGGGTAGTTGTGGGCCGACAGGAAGGCTTCCACTTCCTGCAGGGTCTGCAGCTGGCGCGGGGTGAGATCGTTGGCCATGTCGGCCTCCTGTTCGGTTGGCATCCCGCAGCACCCGATGCGGGTGCTCTGGTGATGAGGTGCCGGTCTTTCCCGACTGTCATCCAGGTGTGTCCGCCCTGGCGCGCTCCGTACCCGCTGCTGATTACAGGTCGTGAGGGGTAGGCTTGTTGGCCTTGAGCTTCCTCCAGCGCCGCAGATCAGCAGGCAGCGGCGCTTTCATGGGTCCATACGAGATGCAGCGCTACAGCTCTGGCGGCCTGGTAGGCGGGCAGGGCTACATCAAGTCCGGCGCGCCTCATTGCCGAAGCTCGGCGCGCTAATTCGAATCGGTACTGCTGGCCTCCGTTTTAGGCCACGGTGGGCTGGGCACTTGTTGATCTCCACCACGCGCATCGCCGGGGTCGTCCCTCTGGCCGGTCTCCACTCTCTGGGTGGTGTGCGGCTGGCTTGCGTGGCTTTGCTCGGCAGGGTGTATTGCCGAGGCCAGTTCCAGAGCTGGCATGGGAGCCGAAACTTGTAGCCCGCGCTGTACGCCTGGTGGCGGATCGGCTCGCGGGGATCCCGAATTGTTGAAAGAGCAGGGCGGCTTTCGCTGCCGGGCAGTTGTCGCTGCCGATGAGTCAAAGATAAGCCAATGCCTAATAATCTGTAAATAGCTAATGCCTAATTTATTTTGCGTGGGCGTGAAAAAGCCCGCGCGGCGGCGGGCTTCGGCTGAAGGGGGTCAGAAGTCTTTCGGGACCTTCCAGAAGAGGTCCACGCTGCCATCGTCGCGCTGGGCGATGGTCACGTTGTCGTTTTCCTCGATCTCGGAGAGGAGGCGTTCCCAGTCGGCCTCGTAGGCCCCCAGGCGTTCGAGATGCACATGCCTATCCGTATCGCCGCGGGCTGAGTTGATCAGTCGCATGACGCGTTCAGCCAGCAGGCTGAAGGACGTGACGGGAGTGGCCTCGATCTGAGCTTGGAGTTGGGCCTTGGCCATGGGGGTACCTCCTTTCTGTGATACTGTTCAAATATACAGTATGCGACAGGAGGCGGAGCGGCAAGGTTCCAGGCACAAAAAAGCCCGCGCTGGGCGGGCTCTTGTGTCGGCCATCATTACAGACGCTGACTAATCGTGCGCTCGATCAGGCGCTTGAGCGCCCCGGTACCTTCCAAGTGCAGGTCTGGAAGCGGGCGATGCCAATGATAGAAAAAGGTCTCGACGTATTCGCGATCAATCTCGCCTACCACAACGCCTACGGTCACCTCGACGAAATCCGAGTCGGGCGCTGTGAGCTCGTATCCGTTGATCAGCAAGAAAATCGAGGCCGCAACGGCGGCAGTTCTCTTGTTGGCGTTATGGAAGGGATGGTTCCTGGCGATGCTGGTGAGCAACACGGCCGCCAGGGCCAGGATATCCTCGCAGCTCTCATAGTTCCGATACATGTTCGGAGACTGCTGGGAGCGATGGAGGGCATCCATACTGAAAACGCCAGACATTTCGCCTGGCGTTTTCATGTTGATCAGTCTTTCGTTGATGAGGATGAGGTCCTCAGGACTGAGAAAGCGTATCCCTTCGCAATAGTCCGGCATTCGTCTTACCGCTCGGCGAGCTCTTCGATTGCGCGCTCGTAGCGCTCGAAGGTCATTGCGAATGCGTTGTCGATCTGATCCTTGTGGTTGCCGGTGGTGGGCCGGGCCTTGACGACGGTTTTGTCGCGAGGAGGAAGGTCGAATTTGGGCTTATCTTTCAGCAGAGCAGACATGGTAGTTCTCCGGGCAATGCTTCTTGCTTGCCATCTCCAGGAAGGACAGTCCTGAAGGTTACGGCTCGTTTGGCGGATCCTTGAGCCGGTTAGGACCCATTCGGGACCTTCAATAGGGGCGCATGTTAATAAACTAAACGTGACATGTCACGATCATGTGAGTGTGACCGGTCACATCAGTTCGATTGATTTCGGCAATGGCACAAACCGCTCTAGCGCCGTACTTTTGACGGGCGACTGATAAGGGCGGGGTTGTGCGTACCGCTTGCGCGCATGCTAGACGCATCGGCGAGGATTGAAGTTAACATCAAAATCTTGGCCCTTGGTGATCAGTCCCAGAAAGCTGACGACCAGAACACCTTGCCCAGGATCGAGATGTCCTTTTCGGCCATCTCCGTGGGGGTGTAATCCTCGTCGGCGTGCTCGGCCCGGTTGAAGCTGCGCAGCCGGATCCCGCCACCAGGTAGCCGATAGACCTGCTTCACCCGCAGCTCGCCATCGTGCTTGATGACATAGACCTTGCCGTCCTTGATGGTGGTGATGTGCATGTTGACGCCTACGGTGCTGCCGTCGGGCAGGGCGGGCTCCATGCTGTTGCCGCTGACCGTCACGCAGATGGCGTTACTGAACTGGACGCCACGCTCTCGCAGGCTCGACTTGCCCATCCGGACGCACCGGCCAGAGTCCAGATCCTCGGCAACGACGCCGGGGCCGCCGGACACGCGCACATCCTTCAGCAGGGGGATCTCCACCTCGTCGTCTTCGAGCGGGGTGCTGTCATCCCAGGCCGAGATCGGCCCGAGGATCTGAGCATTCCCCTTCGGCTTCCGCGAGAGGCCCCAGTGCTCGGGGCCGACGACGTCCGAGAAGTAATCGATCAAGGCCATGAGCTTGTCCTTGCCGATCCGGCCATGGGACGTCCAGCCCTGGACTGACGGCGGTTTCACGTCGAAATCGTCAGCGAGCTTCTTCTTGGTGATGCCTTTCTTCAGGCGGGCGCTTTCGATAGCTGCGCCAAGCTCTTGTCCAGTAAGCATTGCCTAATTTTCCTTGCGGTACCCTCATTAGGCAATGGCTTGCTGACGATAAGCCAATGCCTTATTCTGTGCTCATGACAGGAGCACTCCGAATGAACGCATCCGAAGCAGTAAAGGAAGCATCCCGCCTGGTGGGCAGTCAGCGCGAGCTGGCCAAGCGCATCGGCGTCATGCCCCCAACCGTCAACCAGTGGTGCATGGGCGAACGCCCCGTGCCGCCTCGCCGCGCCGTTCAGATCGAAGTCGCCACCGCTGGAGCGGTGCGCCGCGAATCTCTCTGCCCGGACTTTCCCTGGGCCGAAGTCGCCTTGGCGTCCTGACCATGGAATCCATTATCCGCGTCATGGCCTTGCGCCAGCAGTCACGCGGGATAGCTGTGATTCCGTCCAGTACGCGAATCGCAGGCAAGAAAAAGCCCGGCGGCAACCGGGCTTCGAAGTAACGCTAAACAGGTGACCATTATGAATCGTTTCGCTGCAGATTCAAGCGGCAAGGCAGAGCACCATGGCCGGTGACTGGATCAAGTTCGAGCTGACCACCTTGGACAAGCCCGAGGTGTGCCAGATCGCTGATGAAGCCAACATCGATTCCGACGCGGTGGTGGGCAAGCTGCTCCGCGTCTGGGGTTGGTTCGATCAGCAGACCTCCGAAGGTAACGCTCCGAGCGTTAGCAAGCGGTTACTGGATCGTCTGGTTGGCGTTACTGGCTTCTGCGATTTGATGCGCAAGGTCGGCTGGATGGTTGAGGCCGACGGCGTCATCAGCATCCCCAACTTCGAGCGCCACAACGGGAAAACCGCCAAGAACAGGCTTCTCACGGCCAAGCGCGTTGCCAACCACAAGGCCGCTAACGGAAAAGGTAACGCTCGCAGCGTTAGCGATGCGTTACCTAGAGAAGATGTAGAGAAGAGAGAGAAAGAGCAAGAGCCAAGAGCTGGCGCCGCAGCGCCGCAACACCAGGCCGAAGCCAATCCCGATGCCGATCAGGCCAAGACCCGGGCAAGCCGCCTGCCGAAGGACTGGTCGCTCCCTGACGACTGGGCCGCCTGGGCTCTCACCGAACGCCCCGAGTTCACCGAGCAACAGGTCCGTGCCATCGGCGCCACCTTCGCCGACTTCTGGCACGCCAAGGCGGGCAAGGACGCCTGCAAGCTCGACTGGCTCGCCACCTGGCGCAACTGGATCCGCAACCAGAAGGCCCCGGGCGGCAACGTCCGCCAGCTGCCTAGCCGCCACGTTGGCCTGAACGAACAAGACTATTCCCGCGACCTGGAGGCCAATGGCGATGGCACCTACCGGTTTTAACTCGTTGCTCGAACGCACCCAGCGCCTGGCAGGCATCGTCGGCCAGGAACAAGCCACCTGCGATCGCCATGGTGCCTACGAGGCCCAGGTCTTCCGCGATGACCGCCGCTCTGGCTGCCCGGCCTGTGCCGAGGAGGCCCGCGAGAAGCGCGAGGCGGAGGAGTGGGCCGCTCAGCGCCGCCAGGGCGCCGTGGCCAAGCTGGAGCGCCGCCTGGGTAGCGCGATGATCCCGCCGCGCTTCACCGGCAAGACCTTCGAGTCCTACCGCGCCGAGACCGCCGAGCAGAAGAAGGCCCTGGCCTCCTGCCGCCGCTACGCCGAGCAGTTCACCGAAAACGCCCAGGGCGGCCGCTGCATGTTGCTGCTGGGCAAGACCGGGACCGGCAAGACCCACCTGGCCGCCGCAGTCGCCCAGCATGTGATCCGCGAGCACGGCGCCACGGCGATCTACACCACCGTGAGCCGCATCTGCCAGCACATCAAGGGCAGCTTCGGCAGCGACGCCAGCTACACCGAGGCCCAGGCCATCGAGCTGTTCGCCCAGGCCGATCTGCTGGTGATCGACGAGGTGGGCGCCAGCCGGGACAACGACTTCGAGCGCATGAGCATCTTCGAGGTGGTGAACAAGCGCTACGAGGAGATGAAGCCCACCGTTCTGGTCTCGAACCTCTCCGCCACCAAGTTCGAAGCGAGCGTCGGCGACCGCACGGCTGACCGCCTGCGCGAGGGTGGCGGCTTCGTCCTGCTGTTCGAGTGGGAAAGCGCCCGGCGAGGTGCCGCATGAAGGCCTGCTGGTTCGTTCTGCTCCCAGGCCGCCCGCCGTTCGCAATGGTCGGCGCCCAAATCAACCGCGACGAGGCCCTGACCTGCGCTCGCATCATCTGGCCGGAGGCCGACGTAGCATGAATCACAACTTCAAACCGGGTGATCTGGCGATGATCGTCGGCGCCTTCAGCGTCACTCAGAACATCGGCATGGCTTGCGAACTGGTCGAGCATCTTGAGCCCGAGCAGGTCAGCCAATGGCGAGATCAAGACGGCTATCGCCAGCAGAACGGCGACACGGGTCCCGCATGGATCGTGATCGGCGAAGGCCTCGCCTCCTGGTGCGGCGGTGATGGCTGGTGCCTGGTCGATTCTAAGCACCTGATGCCGCTACGCGGCGATTTCGCCCCTGAGCGCCAGAAGTCGCAGGAGGTGCCGGCATGATGTTCACCGAAGCAGAGATGCAGGAAGCCCGTCGGCTGGCCTATGACCAGGGCTTCAACCGCGGCTCCGGCATGGACCCCAAGGTCCAGCACACCGAGGCCTACATCCACTTCCGCGAGCAGGAGCTGGCCGGGCCGGTGAAGCGCGAGCGCAAGGCGCCGGCAGCACGCCGCCCGATCGGCGACTGGTTGGGTGACGGGGAGGGTCGTGACCAATGAGCCGCGCCCAGTCCAAGAAGCTCCGCGATAGCGCCCGCGGCCAGGAATGCACCCTGCGCATCCCGGACGTCTGCAACTTCAATCCCGAGACTACGGTGCTGGCTCACCTGGCGTGCGGCCAGAAGGGCATGGGCCTGAAGAGCCCGGACAACATGGCCGTGTTCGCCTGCAGCTGCTGCCATGACCTGCTCGACGGCCGCCGCCAGGGCGAGCTGGATCAGCGCGACGTGATCCGCGCCCTAGGTGAGACCCAGGCCATCTGGATCAGTCAGGGCCTGATGACGATCAAGGGGGCTGCATGAGCTGGGCTGAAGTGTTCTTCAAGCTCGTGATGGTCGGCGGCTGGGTCTTCGGTATCGCCGCTGCGAAGGGCTTCTGGATGACGGCGCTGTGCGTGTTGTTCGCTCCCGCCGCATGGGTTGTCCTGGCCCAGCGTCTTCTGGAGGCGCTATGACCGTCGCCCTGAAGCCCTGGGCCGCCGCGCGCGAGACCCGCACCCGCAAGAGGCCCACCGACTGGGAAGGCATCGAGCAGGCCCAGCTGTTCACCTGGCTGGACCTGGCCTTCCCCAAGGAGGCGAAGTCGATCTACCACGTCCCCAACGGTGGCCACCGCCACAAGGCCACGGCCGGCAAGCTGAAAGGGCAGGGCGTGCGCGCCGGGATGCCGGACATCAACGTCGACATCGCCCGGGGCGGCTACTTCGGCATGCGGATCGAGTTCAAGGCCACCCCGCCGCACGACGCCGCGGTGTCGCCCAGCCAGTTGGCCGCGCTCCAGCGCCTGACTGATCAGGGCTACCTGGCGATCGTCTGCCGCGGCGTGCACGACGCCCGCGAGCACCTGACCGCCTATCTCCGCCTGCCTGCTACTGAGGCCCGCCCATGAACCACCCAGCACAAGACCTGGCCGGCCTGGCCCGGCAGATCCTCGGCCACTCGCTGGTCGTCTTCTTCAACCACCACGAAGAAGCCTACCTAGCCGCGCCTGACGATGCCGATGCACTGATAGCCGAGATGAACACCCTGGCCACCCAGCGCCTGGCCACCGCCAGCGACGAGGACCTGCGCCGGCGCCGGATGGTGCTGCAGGAGCTCTACATGAACGCCGCCAGCGCTGCTAAGGCCTGCCGTGGCTACCATTCGGCCCGTCGCCCTGGCTCCCGCCTGGGTGGGCGCATCTGGAAGGACCGCTCCAGCGTCAACAAGGCAGGCGAACAAAAAGCCCAACGTGACATGTCACGTGCCCTCAGCGAGATGGAAGACATCCAGAAGGAGATCGACCGGAGGGCCAATGCGCAAGCAGCACGGGCCTGACCTCACCCGCAAGGTGAAGCCGATTTCGCGTTGCGTGACATGTCACGGGCGCGGAGTCACCAAGGGCGTCTTCTACGAGATGGAGTGCAGCACCTGTGCCGGTACAGGCTGGGTCGACTACACCACTGGCCAGGCGATGCCCGCCGAGGATCTGGTTTTCACCCTGAGTCACCGCCTTCTGCACCTGGAACAGCAGCTGGCCACCCTGCAGCGGATGCAGCCCTACGAATCGAGCAACCGCCGCGGCCCGCACGGCTCGCATCGCACCGGAGACTGACCCATGCGCAACATCAGCAGCTGCTACCTCCTCAAGCAATGGGGTATCTGGAGCCGCATTCAGGCCAGCATCGCCAACTACATCTGCCCGACCTATGCGCTGATGCGCGACAACGTGGCCACCGAGTCGCTGCCCACTCCGGACATCGATGACCTGGAGGCGCTCTGGGTGGATCGGATGCTGTCCATCCTGAAGGAGCGGGATCCGCAGTGCTTCCGCGCCGTGTGGCACTACTACCGCTTCGACGGCCTGACCTACCGCAAGCTGGGGATGATGATGGGGATCACCCATGTGAAGGCTGCTGAGCTGGTGAAGTCGGGCGAGGCATGGCTGGACGGTCGCCTATCGGCGGTTTGCGAAGCGGCTTGATTGATATGTTTCACGAATCGTTGACAGTGGATTACAGCACCTATACGATTTATTCCATGCTGCGATAGCTGCCTGAGCAGAGCGCAACACACTAAAGACCCCGGCCACCGCGCCGGGGCTTTTCGTTTCTAGAGCGGGCGCCAGGTCACGTCCGACACACCCGCGCCCTCCGCAAGGCTGTGATTTGTGCTCGGCGGATCACCTCGGTGTTTGTCAACGAGTGGTATGCCTAGCTTGCCTACTACGGCTCCCCAGGCTTCCTCGTCCGAGAAGAACTCCTGCTCGACGGTGAACGTTTCCTGTTTGCCGCCTTTGGTGTAACTGACCTCGAAACTGCGCATATCCATAAATGCACTCCTTTGGTGGAAGACTCAGTCTTGTACCGGGGAGGCGGTATCGCCATGCGCGGCGACAAGCGGGCGGATCTGCGCGATTCGCCTTTCCTGGGCTGGCCTTCCGCCGGCCTACCTTCTTTGCCGTATCGGCGCAGTACCGAGAGAGACGAACGATGGAGCCATCCGCACTCGCAACGAGCGGGCTGGGTGTCGTCGGGCTTGGAGCCGGTGCGTTCATGGCGATCCTGCTCTGCTTCAACAAGTGGCTGGAGATGCGCAGAGCTGACCAGACCCAAGTTGGCATCCTCGAAACCGACCGCAAGTTCCAGCAGGAGCGAGCGGACAAGGCTGAGGTCAAGGCCGACGAGGCATGGAAGATCGTCATTCAGATCAGGGACGAGCTGACATCCGTCAAGATCCAGAACGCCACTCTGACCGAAGAGGTCCGCCACCTGCGTGAGGAGAACCAATCTCTGAACGCCAAGGTGGAAGACCTGATGGGGAAACTCAAATGACGCACCGCGAGCGGGTACAGACCGCGTGGGACAAGAGCGGGGTGGCGGTGTACGCGACCCTTGCAGTGCTGCTCGCTGCTGCCTGCGGCTTTTCGGCCGGCATGTGGTCGGCCAAGAGCGACATCCTCGCGCTGATCGCTGCTCACCGTACCGAGAGCGACAAAGACGACCAGGCATGCCGGGCCGACATCAGCTACCTGCGTGAGCGTCTGGTGGAGTCCAAGCAGATCATCGCCCGACAGTCCGATCAGTTGGCTGCCGCTGGTGTGAGCTCAAGCCAAGCCGCCATCAAGGCGAGCGACGCGGCGGTGAAGGCCTCCGAGGTTGCGGGCCAGGCGCAAGAGCAGGTGAAGCCATGAGCAGGATCGTATCCGGCAATGCCCTGGGCATGCAGGTGTTGGAAGCGCTGGGCATCGACCCGGCCAACGTCAGCGCCGTGCAGATCAGCCTGCAGGCCATGGAGCCAGCCACCATCCAGATCACCCGCACGATCAAGGATGAGGAGGCGCGCCAGATCGTCGACCTGCTGTCCGTGTACAGGATTGAGCCGGCCGAGGCGACAGGAGCTGAGGATGACTGAGCACCAGGAGCTGATCGCCGCTCTGGCACACCAGACCCAGGCAATGCTGGAACTGGCCGAGAGCAACAGGCTGTTGGCCGAGAGCAACCGCGAGATGGTGGACTACCTGGCTGACCAGCAGGGTGAGGACGCCGGTGACGAGCCGCCGCGGCGTGACCTGGCTGGCAGACCTATCTGATGGCGCTGCGACCCAACAAGCCGTGCCGCGCCCGAGGCTGCAACGCGCTGACCCGTAACGCAGGCGGCTACTGCGATGAGCACGCCGACCAGGCGAAGGCCTGGGCTAACCGCCAGGGCTCTGGACGTGGTGGCCGGCCGTGGCGCCGGATGCGCGAGCAGGTGCTGAAGCGTGATGGCTACCTCTGCCAGTGCGAGGACTGCAAGCGCCTTGGTCGTGTCAGGCCAGCGCATGAGGTCGACCACATCGTGGCCCTGGCGCAAGGCGGCAGCGATACCCCGGACAACCTGGCGGCCATCAACCATGACTGCCATCGGGTCAAGACGCTGCGCGAGTCAGCGGCAGGCCGGCGACCCAGTCTGTAGCACGTCAACGCCCCGATATAGGCTCGGCCTATGGGTGGGGGAGGGTCAAAAGTCCAGGGCTATAGGGCCGGACACCGTCCGCCCCGTCAATTTTTCACAACCGCGAAAAATGAGATTCAAACCGGAGGGCCCATGGCCGGCGTCGCTGGGCGGTCGGGTCGTCGTCCCAAACCCACGGCCCAGAAGGCATTAGCCGGTAATCCAGGCAAGCGAAAGCTGGCCAAGGATGAGGGTGATTTTGCCCTTGTGACCGATATTTCACCCCCTGAATGGCTCGGAAATTACGCCGTTCAGATGTGGAAAATGGTCGTGCCCGAGCTGCTGAAGACGAAGGTCCTGGCGCTCACCGACATGCATAACGTCGAGGCCTTTTGCATGGCCTACGACATCTGGCGCCAGGCTCAGGACGAGATCCGCACCAGCGGCATCGTTGTGGCGGGCGCCACCGGCGGTCCGGTGAAGAACCCGGCCCTGACGGCAGCCAATGAGGCCACTCGGCAGATGGTTACCTTCGGCTCGATGCTCGGCCTCGACCCTGCCAGCCGCGCCCGGGTGCTCGGCGGCAACAAACAGAAATCCACCAACGAGTTCGCTGCTCTCCTAGGTTCCTGATGGCCAAGACCCCCACGCCCAACGTCGACAAGGCGATGGCGTGGGCGCGGTCCGTCCTGAAGGGCAGAGTGCCGGCGTGCCGGTTCATCCACCTGGCGATCCAGCGGCACTTCGACGACGTCGCCGAGAGCCGCGGCAAGGGCTTCCCCTACAAATTCGACGCGGCCCAGGCGGAGAAGAAGCTTCGCCTGGTGCAGCTGATGCCGCACACCAAGGGCGAGTGGGCGTTCAAGCGCCAGCTCATCACCCTGGAGCCCTGGCAGCTCTTCGGCATGGCCTGCACCTTCGGCTGGCTGCGCAAGAAGGACGGCTACCGGCGCTTCCGCGAGAGCTACTGGGAGGTGCCGCGCAAGAACGGCAAATCGGTGATCGCCGCAGGCGTCGGCATCAGCATGTTCGTCGCCGACAACGAGTTCGGCGCCGAGGTGTACAGCGGCGCCACCACCGAGAAGCAGGCCTGGGAGGTCTTCCGCCCGGCCAGGCTGATGGTGAAGCGCTCGCCGATGCTGATCGAGGCTGCCGGGATCGAGGTGAACGCCTCGAACATGAACGTGCCGGCCCAGGGCTCGCGCTTCGAACCCCTGATCGGCAACCCAGGCGACGGCGCTTCGCCCAGCTGCGCGATCATCGACGAATTTCACGAGCACGACAGCTCGGCACAGTACGACACCATGCTCACCGGCATGGGCGCCCGCCGGCAGCCGCTGATGTTCATCATCACCACGGCCGGCGCCAACATCGAGGGGCCGTGCTACGACAAGCGCCGCCAGTCCATCGAGATGCTGGAAGGCTCGGTGCCCGACCCGGAGCTATTCGCCTGGATCTGGACCCTGGATGAAGGCGACGATTGGACCGACCCGAGAAACTTGGCCAAGGCCAACCCCTGCATAGGCGTGTCGGTCTATCAGGAGTACCTGGAGAGCCAGCTGGCCCGGGCCATCCGCTCGGCGCGCTTCACCAACACCTTCAAGACGAAGCACCTGAACCTCTGGGTGAGCGCCAAGGCGGGCTTCTTCAACGTCGAGAACTGGAAGGCCTGCGAGGACAAGAGCCTGACCCTGGAGCAGTTCGAGGGGCAGGAGTGCATCCTAGGCTTCGACCTGGCGCGCAAGCTGGACATGAACTCCATGGCACGGCTGTTCTGGCGTGTGATCGATGGTCGGATCCACTACTACAGCGTCGCACCGAAGTTCTGGGTGCCAGAAGACACAGCCTTCAACGACGACAACAAGCGGATGGCGGAGCGCTTCCAGACCTGGATCAACACCGGGCACCTGCAGGTCACGCCGGGCGCTGAGATCGACTATCGCGAGATCCTCGAGGAAGCCAAGGAGGCCAACCTGGCCGCCCCGGTGCTGGAAAGCCCGATTGACCCGCACGGCGCCACGAACCTGAGCCACCAGCTCGATGACGAGGGCCTGACCCCGGTCACCACGGTGCAGAACTACACCAACATGTCCGACCCGATGAAGGAGGTGGAAGCAGCCATCGAGTCCGGCCGCTTCCACCACGACGGCAACCCGATCATGACCTGGTGTATCACCAACGTGATCGGCAAGACCTTGCCAGGCAACGACGATGTCGTGCGGCCGATCAAGCAGGGCAATGACAACAAAATCGACGGCGCCGTGGCGCTGATCATGACGGTGGGGCGCGCAATGCCGGCAGCAGCTGTGCCGCGCAGCCTCGACACCTTCCTGGACAACATTCTGAGCGCGTAATGGCAGACACCGACTACAGCATCGACCTGCGGACCCGCAGCCCCTTCTGGGCGCGCATGGCGAGCTTCTTCGTCGGTGGGCGCCTGGTTTCGCCGGAAAAAGGCTCCGTGACGGGCCCGGTCTCCGCATCCGGAGTGGTGGGCGACTCGGTGGTGAGCGACGAGCGAACCCTGCAGATCAGCACCGTCTACGCCTGCGTCAGGCTGATCTCCAGCGTCACCGCTGGACTTCCGCTGGATGTGTTCGAAACCAAGGGTGAGGACCGCCACAAGGCCAGCCTGGACAACCCGCTGGCTCGCCTGCTGCGCTACAGCCCGAACAGCTTCATGACCGCCGTCGAGTTTCGCGAGGCGATGACCATGCAGCTGTGCTTCTACGGCAACGCCTACGCCCTGGTCGAGCGCAACGGCGCCGGGGACGTCATCTCCCTGCTGCCGCTGCTATCCGCCAACATGGACGTGCGGCTGGAGGGCAAGAAGGTCGTCTACCGGTACCGGCGCGACAGCGAGTACGCCGACTTCAGTCAGCGCGAAATCTTCCACCTCAAGGGCTTCGGCTTCAACGGTCTGGTGGGGCTTTCCCCGATCGCCTTCGCGGCCCGTGCGGCCGGTGTCGCGGTCTCCATGGAAGACCAGCAGCGCGACTTCTACAGCAACGGCGCCAAGTCGCCTCAGCTGCTGATGAGCCCTGAGGTTCTGAAGGCGCCGCAGCGCGCTCAGCTGGAAGAAAACTTCAAGGAGATCGCCGGCGGGCCGGTCAAGAAGCGGCTCTGGATCCTGGAGGCAGGTTTTACCACCCAGCCCATTGGGGTTACGCCGCAGGATGCCGAGACCATGGCGGCTCGCAGATTCCAGGTCAGCGAGCTGGCGCGCTTCTTCGGCGTGCCGCCCCACCTGGTGGGCGACGTGGAGAAGTCGACCAGTTGGGGCTCAGGCATCGAGCAGCAGAACCTAGGTTTTCTGCAGTACACCCTCTCGCCGTACCTGGTGCGCTGGGAGCAGGCGATATGGCGCTGGCTGGTGAAGCCCGCCGACATCAGCCGGGTCCATGCCGAGCACAACCTGGAAGGCCTGCTCCGTGGTGATTCGACTGCCCGGGCCCAGTTCCTCACTGCACTGGTCAACAGCGGACTGATGACCATCAACGAGGGCCGGCGGCTCGACAACCGACCGCCGCTGCCTGGCGGAGACGTCGCCACCCGGCAATCACAGAACGTGCCGATCACCCAACTTGGCCAAACAAACCCCGCCCCGAGCGGGGTTTGATCTATCTGGAGGCTGCAATGCCCACTATCTGCAAGACCCTGGACTTCGAACTGGCCGGGGTGAAGTTCGCCGGCAATGGCGCCCAGGGCGTCTTCGAGGGCTATGCCAGCGTGTTCGGCGTGACCGATAGCGATGGCGACGTGATTCAGCCGGGCGCCTTCGCCAGTGCGCTGAAGACCCAGACCCGCTCGGTGGCCATGTTCTTCAACCACCGCCGCCACGAGATCCCGGTAGGCAAGTGGCTGCACTTGGAAGAGGACAGCAAGGGTCTGCTGGCCCGCGGTGAGCTGACCCCTGGCAACCCCCAATCCGAGGCCCTGAAAGCCGCCATGCAGCACGGCACCGTGGCGGGCATGTCGGTCGGCTTCCTGGCCACCAAGGGCGACTTCGAGCCTATCGCCACCGGCATGTCGTTCAAGAACGTCTCCAGGCTGAGCGAAATCAGCATCTGCACCATGCCGGCCAATGAGCACGCCACCGTGGCTTCGCTCAAGAGCATGGACGGCATCGAAAGCATTCGCGACGCGGAGCACTGGCTGCGAGATGCAGCTGGCCTCTCCAAATCCGAGGCGCAGGCGTTCATCGCCCGCATCAAGTCCGCAGTTCGGAGCGAGTCCGAAGGCGGCGAAGACTTCGCCGCGCTCTTGCAGCGCATCAACTCCTTCCCCTCTCTCTGAACCGAGGAATACCCATGGATCTCGCACAAATCCAGAAGGCGATCGAGACCGCGCAGACCCGCATGACGGAGCTGTTCGACGCCCAGAAGAAAGAAATTCAGGACACCGGCGCTGTCAGCCAGAAGCTGCAGGGCGATCTGACCACCGTCCAGGAAGAACTCAAGACCGCGGGCACCCGCCTGTTCGATCTGGAGCAGAAGCTGGCCGGCGGCAAGATCGACGACCCTACCAAGCAGAAGTCCTTCGCCGAGCGTACCGCCGAAGACATCATGAAGGGCTGGGACGGCCGCTCGGCCAAGGTCGACGTGAAGTCCTTCGACAAGGCCCTGGGCAGCACCGCCGCCTCGGCCGGCAACTTGGTTGAGCCCCAGCGCAATGCCGGCATCCTGATGCCGGGCCTGCGCCGCCTGACCATCCGCGACCTGCTGGCCCAGGGTCGCATCAGCTCGAACTCCCTGGAGTACGTGCGCGAGAACGTCTTCACCAACTCGGCCGCGCCGGTGGCTGAAGGCAACCTCAAGCCCGAGTCGCAGCTGACCTTCACCAAGGAAACGGCCAGCGTGAAGACCATCGCCCACTGGATCCAGGCTTCGCGCCAGATCATGGACGATGCGCCGATGCTCGAGTCCTACGTCAACAACCGTCTGCTGTACGGCCTGGCGCTGGTGGAAGAGGCTCAGCTGCTCAACGGCGACGGCACCGGTGACAACCTGGTCGGCATCAACAAGGTGGCCACCGCCTACGACACCGGCCTCAACGCCACCGGCGACACCCGCGCCGACATGATCGCTCACGCGATCTTCCAGGTGACCGAGTCCGAGTTCGAGGCCTCCGGCATCATCCTCAACCCGCGCGATTGGCATGCTATCTCGCTGCTCAAGGACGCCGAAGGCCGCTACATCTTCGGTGGCCCGGCAGCGTTCGCCGCTCGCGTGATGTGGGGTCTGCCGGTCGTGGCCACCAAGGCCCAGGCTCAGGGCACCTTCACCGTCGGCGCTTTCGACCTGGCCTCCCAGGTCTGGGATCGCATGGACGCCACCGTCGAGGTTAGCCGCGAGGACCGCGACAACTTCGTCAAGAACATGCTGACCATCCTCTGCGAAGAGCGCCTGGCGCTGGCCCACTACCGGCCGACCGCCGAGATCAAGGGCACCTTCGCGGCTCCGGCCGGCAGCTGATCATACGAGGCGGGGCAGGCAACTGCCCCGGTACCGCCATGAAGACGATTCGCGCTCTGCGTCAGTTCTCCCACTACCACGCTGGCAACTTCGACCAGGGCGAGACCCGCCCGGTGGCCGACGATGTCGCCGAGGCCCTGGTGGGTATGGAACTGGCCGAGGAAGTCACCACCGAGGCCAAGCCCGAGGTGAAGACCAAGCCGGCCACCCGCAAGAAGGACGAACCGCAATGAACATCCAGCCCACGGACCTTGTGTCGATCGAGCGGATGCGCGAGCACCTGGTCATCGACAGCGATGACGACAGCGAGGACTCCCTGATCCTGCTGTACGCATCGGCGGCCTTGGGCTGGTGCCTGTGGTTCTGCGATGAACCGGCCTGGACCGTGCCCGCTCAGGTGCCGGCCCAGGTCGCTACCGCCATGCTGCTGGTGCTCACCGACTTCTACGAGCACCGGTCCAGCCAGGCAGAGATCCAGCTCTACGAGAACAAGGCGGCCAAGGCCATGCTCTTCAGCTGCCGCAACTGGTACGGCGGCCCGCTGCCGGTGGAGGGTGGCAATGGAACCGGGACGGCTTAGGCACCGCATCAACCTGCAGAAGCCGGGCAGGGTGCAGGACCCGGACACCGGCGAGATGGTCACCGGATGGGCGAACCTGACGGCGAGGCCCATCCGGGGCTCCGTCGAACCGGTGAGCGGCCGCGAGTTCATCGCCGGCCAGGCCACCCAGAACGAGGTCACGGCCCGGATCGTCATCCGGTACCGCGCTGGGGTGACCGCGGCCATGCGCGCCGTGCACCGCGGCGTGATCTACAACATCGAGGCCGTCCTGCCTGACCCCCGGTCCGGGCGGGAGTATCTAACCCTGATGGTTTCCGGCGGACTCGACGAGGGCTGACCATGATCACCTTCACCCTCAAGGGCGTGGACGATGCGATCGAGCGGCTGACCCAGCTGCCCGAAAAGGTTCAGCGGTCTTCGGTGCGCCGGGCCGCGCGGGCGGCGATGAAAATCGTCCGCGACGAAGCTGTCGACCGGGCCAACCAGCAGGATGACCCTGAAACACCCATGAACATCGCCGACTTCATCGTGATCCGCGAGGGCACGATCAAGGGGCGGCGCGAGGGCGGGATCGTCATGCGGGTAGGTGTCATGGGCGGCGCCCGCTACGACAAGAACTCACCGAACCCTACCTACTGGCGCTTCGTCGAGCTAGGCACCGAGCGCTCCCGGGCCAGGCCCTTTATGCGGCCGGCGCTGGATAACAACGTGCCGGACGTCATCCAGACCTTCATCGATGTGCTCGACGACGAGCTGAACAAGGAGCTGGTCTGATGTTTCCCCCTCTGTTCAAGGCTGCAGCGGCATCCGCCGAGGTTAAGGCGCTGCTGGGCAGTGACCCTGTTCGGGTCTATCCCTTCGGCGAGGCCGAGGAGGGCACCGCGCTGCCGTATGCCGCCTGGCAGGTCATCAGCGGTAGCCCCGAGAACTACCTGTCCGGCAAGCCGGATGTGGATGGCTTCCGCACCCAGGTGGACGTCTACGGCGCCACTGCTGCCAGCACCCGCGCCGCCGCTACGGCCCTGCGTGACGCGCTGGAGGGTGTGGCCTACCTGGTGGCCTACAACGGCGAGAACCGCGACCGAGACACCAAGAATTACCGGGTCAGCTTCGACATCGAGTGGACTGTGCTCCGCTGACCTTTCACCGACTACCCCTCGACCCGCTCCGGCGGGTTTTTTCATGCCCGCAGGAGACGCTCCATGTCCATCAAGACCCAAGGAACCCAGGTCTATGTCCTGGTCCCGCCCGCCAGCGGCACCGGTGCCAACACCGTGCTGGAGATCGAAGGCCTGACCGCCTTCAACCCCGGTGGCTCGCCGGCCGATCAAATCGACACCACCACCCTGAAGGACAAGGCCCGTACCTTCATGAAAGGCCTGCGCACCCCGGGCAGCGCCACTGGCACTGTCCAGGCCGATCCGACCAAGGCCAGCCACGTCCGCCTGGCGCAGCTCGCCGCCGACGATAGCGACGCCAATCTGAAGTTCGCGGTGGGTTTCTCGGACGGTACCGTTCCGCCGACCGTCGCCAGCGGTGGCAGCGACTTCACCCTGCCGCCCGCCCGCACCTGGTTCACCTTCGACGGCTACGTCTCCGACTTCCCGTTCGATTTCGCCACCAACACCGTCGTGAGCACCGCGCTGACCATCCAGCGCTCCGGTCCCGGCGCCTGGACGCCCAAGAGCGCCAGCTAAGGAATCGCCATGAAGCTGAAAGACCTGAAAGCCGCCGGCGCCTTTGTCGAAGCGGCGCCGGTGAAGAAGACCATCCAGTGGGACCGCGGCCGGCTGGATGCCGAGAAAAAGCCGATGATCGACGAGTTCACCGTGCTGGTGAAGCGTCAGTCCTTCGGCGTGATCGAGAAGCTCTACGCGCCGGCCGAGGGTGAGGACGAGGCCGCTGTGGCCAAGCGCAGCCGCAACGCCAAGCTCATCAGCGAATGCGTGTTGCTGGGTGAGCAGGGCGACGAACAGATCCCCTACGAGGACGCGCTGAACCTCGAACCTAACCTGGCCTTCGCGCTGCTCAATGCGGTGCACGAGGTCAACGGCATCGGGAAGGGCGCTGCAAAAAACTGACACCCGCCGATGAGGTGTGGCACGAGCTCGTGCTGCACGGCATCGGCGGGTGCACGATCCTCGAAGCGAAGGAACGGCTGACCTACGCCGAGGCGATGGACTGGTACGCCTATATCCGCCGGCGCGGCAGCCTGAACCTGGGCAATCGCTTGGAGCACGGATTTGCCATGCTGGCCACGGTGCTGAGCCGGATCCATGGTGGCGAGGTAGAAATGGAGGCCTTCATGCCATACGAGTCGGCTCTGACCCAGGAGCAGGACGACTGGTCGAGCATCTCCGTCGAGCGGGCGCGGGAGCTATGGCACTGATCGTCGCCGACGCGCAGCGAAGTAGCACCGAAATTTGGTGCTACGCTTCACACTTCACATGGAATTGAGGCGTTATCGCTATGCGCAAGATGTTGGTGTGTGCCGCTCTGATGTTGGCGTTGACCGGCTGTGAGACCAGTCCTGTGTCGCCTGATGCGGCCAAGCAAGTTTCGCAGTCGAACATCTATGCGTTTTCCCGGAAGTCCGGGCCGGATGATGCCAGGATCGTCTTTACCCAGGATTCAGGGATAGCCAGCTGCTTCGGCGCAGGCATGTCCGTCTATCTGGACGGAAAGCTCGCCGCCGAGACCGGCCAGGGCCAGAGCGTGAAGCTTTACCATGCCCCCGGCCCTGCGCAACTGAGCATCAAGAACAACGCGATGTGCGCCGGGGGCGGCCAGGTAGGCCTGGTCCTGGACCTGAGACCTGGCTATTCCTACCAGGTGCGAGGGTACCGAGACATGTGGGATAAGCCGCAGCCATTGCTTGGCGATCCAGCCCCATTCAAATATTGAAGTCCCATTTCAAATAACCCGCTCCGGCGGGTTTTTTATTGGCTGGAGAAAACATGGCAACCCGCTCCCTCGGTAGTTTGACGCTTGACCTGGTCGCCAAGACCGGCGGCTTCGAGCAGGGCATGGACCGTGCCGCGCGCTCCATGCAGCGGTTCAAGACCGAGACCACCAAGCAGCAGAACGACTTGGAGAAGCTGCTGGGCAGGATCGACCCGGTGGTGGGGCGCCTGGGCGAGCTGGACAAGATGGAGCAGCAGCTGGCCGCCCATCGCAAAGCCAACCGCCTGCCGGCCGATGACTACGCCGAGTACCTGGGCAAGCTCAACGCCATGCGGGACGGCTTGACCGGTGCGAGTGCGGCGAACGAAAAGTACACCATGAGCGCCAAGGCCCAGGCCGCGGCGTTGCGTGGCGTGCCGGCGCAATTCACCGACATCGTGGTCAGCCTGCAGGCCGGCCAGCAGCCGCTGACGGTTCTGCTGCAGCAGGGCGGCCAGCTCAAGGACATGTTCGGCGGCATCGGCCCTGCGGCTCGCGCCCTGGGTGGCTACATCGTCGGAATTATCAACCCGGCAACTCTACTCGCGGCGGTGGTCGGCGCACTGGCGCTGGCCTACAAGCAAGGCAGCGCTGAGCAAGACGCCTTCCGTGTGGCCTTAGTCTCCACCGGCAACCTGGCCGGCAAGAACACCGGGCAGATGGCTGATCTGGCGAAGGAAGTCAGCGGCGTGACCGGTACCACGGGCGCCGCTGCCGACGCTCTTGCGCAGCTGGTGGCCACCGGGTCGCTGACCAGCGATCAGTTCAAGGACATGGCGATCGCCGCCGTGGCCTGGGAGTCCGCTACCGGGAAGGCCGTGGCCGACACCGTTGCCGAGTTCAAGCGCCTGGCCGACGAGCCCGCCAAGGCCTCAGCAGCGCTGAACGAGCAGTACAACTACCTCACCGCCGCGGTTTACCAGCAGATCCAGGCGCTGGAAGAGCAGGGCAATAAGACGGCTGCCGCCAACCTGGCCGAGGCAACCTATGCCGGTGCCCTTCAAGAGCGCGCCAAGGGCATCAAGGAGAACCTCGGCACCATCGAGGCGGCCTGGAAAGGCATCACCAGCACAGCCAAGTCGGCCTGGGATGCGATGCTCGACATCGGGCGCGAGAAGTCGCTGCAGCAGGAGATCACCCAGCTCAGCGAATTCATCGAGAAGCGCCAGAAGCTCGGCGGCTACGACAACACGGCGTACCAGGCAAAGCTGGATCTGCTAATCAAGCAGAGAGACGCGGCCAATGCCGAGTCGAAGGCGCAGGGCGAGTCTGCGGAAACCGAGCGCAACGCCATCCAGGCGGTGAACACGCTTCACCAGAGTTACCTCTCCAACCTCGACAAGGAAGGCAAGAAAAAGCTCGAGATTCAAAAGCTCGACCAGGCACGCATCCAGGCCCTGAAGGGAGCGAATGTCGATACCGCCGCGATCGAGCGCGATTACGCCGCAGCGCGGGCGGGCATTGAGGACAAATACAAGGAGAAGGCGGCACCGCGGGCCAAGGCCTACACCGACGACGAAGCCACGCGAACTCTCCTGGCCCTGCGTCAGCAGCAGAGCAGCCTGGAAGAGCAGCTATCCAGCACCACCAAGCTGACCGGCGCCCAGCAGAGGCTGGTGCAGTTCGAGCAGCAGATTGCTGATCTGAAGACCAAGCAGACGCTGACGGCTGATCAGCAGAGCCTGCTGGCCAGCCAGGACCAGATCAAGGCCCAGCTGCAGAAAAATGCCGCTATCGAACAGGAGATCGCCCAGAAGCAGGAGCTGCAGAAGCTCACTGAGCGTGCGGCCCAACTGGATGCGTCCATTGCCAGTTCTCTGGCCTCGCAGCAGGAACAATACGGCCGCCAGCTGGACGGCGCTGGGCTGGGTGACCAATACCGGGAGCGCCTGAACCAGCAGAAGTCGATCTATCGCGAATTCCAGCGGTACCAGGAGCAGCTGGACAAAGCCACGCCCAAGGATCTTCTTGGGTCTGACCAGTACCGGGAGGCCAGCGCGAAGATCGAGTTGGGACTTCAGGAGGCGATCCGGAATCAGCAGGATTACTACGAGAAATCCGACAAGCTTGCCCAGGACTGGACGGTCGGCGCAGGCGATGCCTGGAACAACTACATGGATCAAACGGGCAATGTGGCCAAGCAGACGCAGAGCCTGTTCGAAAATGCGTTCAAAGGGTCGGAGGACGCGCTGACCAAATTCGTCAAGACTGGCAAGTTGAGCGTGAAAGACCTCGCGGACTCAATAATCAGCGATCTGATCCGGATCCAGGTCAGAGAGGCTCTGGTCTCCACTATCTCTTCTGCGAAGAGCTCTGAAGCAGGACAGTCACTGATTGCCTACTTCAGCAAGACCCAGGCAATGGGCGGCGCCTGGGCGAATGGCATGCAAATGTTCGCCAACGGTGGAGCCTTCACCAACCAGGTGGTTGCGACGCCCACCGCCTTCGCGCACAGCGGCGGTCTTGGCCTGATGGGTGAGGCAGGACCGGAGGCAATCATGCCGCTGACGCGTGCAGCAGATGGCTCTCTTGGCGTGAGGGCGCTAGCAAGCGGTGGTACCGGTGTTGCTGGAGCGGCGGCGACCAACGTAGGCGGCGTACAGCAGACCTTCCATATCAATGGAGACGTCAGCCCGGAAACCGTCCAGATGATCGAAAAGGCCGGCGCAAGAGCTGTCCAGCAGGGCTACCAGGCAGTACTGCAAGACTTGAAGCGTAACGGCCCTGTATCGCAAATGATCCGCAAGCAGAAGTAACGCCGCTCCCCGCGTAGGCGGGCATCAATCTCTGGAGACACCATGGCTATCGAGTGGCCCGCCAGCCTCACCCCTCGGGAAATGACCTGGGGCATCGTCTACAACAATCGGGCCTTCACCTCGTCGCTGTCGAACGCACAACAGCTGGTCGGCTATCCGGGCGCCTATTGGCAGTGCCAGCTCAGCTTCCCGGCCCTGTTCGGCGCCGACGAGCGCGAGCTGACATCGATGCTTGGCCGCCTGCAGGGCATGTTCGGCACCGTGAAGATCCCGGCCTTCACCCGCACTCGAGCGGACAACATCGGTGCACCGAAGGTGGTCCAGGCCAGTGCCCAGGCGTCCTTCATGCAGCTCAACGGGGTGACGGCCAGCGCCAAGGTCTTCAGCCGCGGCGACTACATCACCGTGGCCGACGAGATGTTCGAGGTGGTGGACGATGCCACGTCGAACGCCAGCGGCTTGGTGACGCTGAACCTGAACAAGCGGATCCGCCGGGCGATCGCCGCCGGTACCGCCGTGGAGTATCGCAACCCCTACGCTGTGATGCGCCGGGCCGATGACACCCACCAGATCAGCATCCAGCCGATCGTGGCCAACGCCAACCTGGCATTCCGGGAGGCCTTCTGATGGCGTCCATGTTCCCCTTCAGCCAGCGTGTCATCGACATCATCGCCCAGGGCAACTTCCTGGCGGTCATGGCGGTGCAGCTGGATTTCCCGGACGGGATGGTTTTCGCCCACACCGGCACCGGTGACCTGGTGATCGACGGCATCACCTACACCGGCGTCGGCCAGTTCGGCGAGGTCGGTCAGGCCCAGGAGAGCAGCAACAGCGGCTCGCCCATGTCCATCGACCTGACCCTGAACGGCCTGGATAGCACCATCATCCAAGAGACCAGCGTGAAGGGCTGCCGAGGGCGCCAGGGAAAGCTGATGTTCGTGGTCTTCAACCAGGCTGGCGAGTACGCCGCCGACATCCTTTTTTCCGGGCGGATGGACGCGGCCCAGCTGTCCTACGCCGGCAACGGGGAGGACGGTAACAAGATCACCGTCCCGCTTATCGACCGCATGGCCGAATGGAACCGCACCGGCACCGAGCGCTGGACGGACGAGAACCACCGCGCGCGCCACCAGGGCGACCGCTTCTTCTATGCCGTGGCGCAGATGTCCGAATGGCCCATCTACTGGGGCGCCAGCAAGGACGCGCCGCCCTTCACCTACGAGTAACCCGATGCGCTACCGCGACTGGACCACCCGACTGAACGACACGATCAAGGCCGCCTCCGAGCGGCCTTTTTCATGGGGCGAGTTCGACTGCTGCCTGTTCGCCGCCGAGTGCGCCCTGGCGGTGTGCGGCGTGGACCCGGCGGCCGACTACCGCGGCCAGTACGACAGCGAGGCCTCGGCCAAGCGTGCGCTGAGCAAACGCCACGGCAGCCTGGAGGCGGCCTGGGATGCCTGCTTCGCCCGGGTGAACCCGGCCTTCATCCAGCGCGGCGACGTGGCGCTGTACCAGGGCCCGAATGGTCGCGGGGTGGCGGTGTACTGGGCCGGCGAGTTCTGGACATCGGTCGAGATCGGCGCCGCGCGCGTCGAGTGTGAGCCTAAAGTGGTTTGGAGAGTTGAATGAGCCAGGGCGTAGGAAAGATCGGCCAGGTAGCCATCGGCGCTGCGATCGGCTTCATGCAGGGCGGCCCCTGGGGCGCTGTGATCGGTGCCGGCCTGGCGCTGTACTCGGCCAACCAGCAGGAGAAGCTGGCGGCCAAGTCGAATCTGCGCGAGAGCGAACCGTCTGCGCAGACCGTCCGCTCCAGCAAGGCGCCGGCGCGCTACATCCTCGGCCGCGTGAGCACCGGCGGCGTGCTGGCCTGGGCCCAGGAGCAGGGCGGCGCTGATGCCGATGGCGAATGGCTTCACCTGGTCTATGTGCTGTCGGAAGGTGAGATCGACGGCCTGGAAGCGGTGTTCCTGGGCGAGGAGAACATCAACACCTTCGCAGACCAGGCCAGCTTCGAGCTGATCGTCAACCCGAGCCAGGTGAACACCTTCCTCAAGACCTACTGCCCGGACTGGAAGGACTCCCAGATCGGCCGCGGCCTGAGCTTCGTGCGCCTATCGCTGCGCTATAGCGCCGAGAAATTCCCTAGCGGCCTGCCGGACGTGCGCTTCGTCGTTCGCGGTCGCCGCGACATCTACGATCCGCGCTCTGGCGCGAGCATCTACACCGAGAACACCGCGCTTCACCTGCTGTGGTTCCTGCGCAACCGCTGCCACGTCCCTGACGACGAGATCGTGTTCGAGACCTTTGCCAGCGCGGCCAACGTCTGCGACGAGACCGTGGACAACCCGGATCGCACCAGCAGCGGCCGCTACCGGACCGGCTGCGTCATCGGCGCGGACGAGTCGCGCACCCAGGTGCTGCAGAAGCTGGAGGCCTCCTGCGCTGGCCAGCTGATCCGCGTGGGCGGCCGCTGGATGCTGCAGGCCGGCGCCTACTATGGGCCGTCCGACTTCACCATCACCGAGGACATGGTCATCGGCACGGTGAGCGGCACCACCGAGCCGAGCAACGACGCGGTGATCAACACCGTGCGCGGCACCTTCATCGATCCCAAGCAGTCCTGGACCGAGACCGACTACCCCGAGGTGGTGGTGGCCGAGTGGGTGCTGGAGGACGGCGGCGAGGCGGCGGAGACCCTGACGTTCTCCTACGTCAACGATCCCTATCAGGCCCAGCGCCTGGCGAACATCGAACTGCGCCGGCGGCGGGCAGGCGGCACCATCAACCTGCCCATGAACTTCGCCGGCTACAACTGCCGCCCGGGGCGGGTGGTGCGCCTGGATCTGCCGTCGCTGAACATGGCTGGCGAGTTCATCGTCTCCGACTGGAGCATGGGCACCCAGGAGGGCTGCACGGTATCCCTACAGCAGTACGAGGCGGCAATCTTCGATGACGCCGTGGGCACGCCCTACAACCCGATCGGCTTCATCAACCTGCCGGCCGGTGGCCTGGGTTCGCCTACCGGGCTGACTTGGGTGGCTGACGGCTCCTCCGAGGTGGTGCAGGGCGTCCTGAGCTGGACCCGGCCCAATGGCATCGTGACCGGCTATGCCGTGACCGTGCGCCAGGGCACGACGGTGGTGCAGGCGCTGCAGCTGCCGGAGACGGCGGTGAGCTGCCCGCTCAGTGGCCTGCCGTCCGGCTCCTACACCATGTCGGTGGCCGCGATCGGCCCGCTGGCGCGCTCGGGCGAGGTGACCATCACCGTCAGCATCGGCGGCCCGCCGATCCCCGAGAGCTGCGCGGTCTATGCCGACATCAACTCCATCACCCTGGTGCCGGCCAATCCCCGCTATGGGCTGAACGGCGGCACCTATGAGTTCTACTTCACCACCGACCCCCAGGGCGCGGCCAAGGACGCCGACTACCTGGGCCAGGGCCTGACCTTCACCCACACCGGGCTTGCGTTCTCCACGGCCTACTTCTACTTCGTGCGGTCGCGCAACGCCTACGGGGTGAGCGCCTTCCTGAAGGTCAACGCCTCGACCTCGACCGACGTGACCGCCTACCTGGCGGCGCTGGCCGGCCAGATCGGTCGCACTCAGCTGGGTCAGGACCTGCTGGCGCCCATCGACAAGATCCCGGTTATCGAGTCGGACCTGGCCCAGGAGCGCAGCGATCGCGCCGCGGCCATTGTCGCCGAGCAGCAGGCGCGCCAGTCGGGCCTGCAGCAGGAGGCCTCCGCCCGCGCCGCCGACCTGGCCGCCGAGGCCGCCGCCCGCAACCAGGCGCTGATCAACGAGGCGACCATCCGCCAGGCCGCCGACGAGCAGATGTCCAGCCGCATCCAGGGCGTCTATGCCCAGGTCAATCCGCCCATGGCGGGCGGCAGCTGGTCGGCTGGCTCGCCGGCGACCTATGCGGGAGTCTGGTCCGAGCAGTTCGCCCGGGCCCAGGGCGATGCGGCCGAGGCACTGGCGCGCGATACCCTGTCCGCCCAGCTGCGCGGCGGCTACACCGGCACCGATCCCAACCAGGTGACCTCCGGCCTGATCTACCAGGAGCGCCGCATTCGCCTCAGCGCGGAGCAGGCGCTATCCCAGCAGATCAGCCTGGTGTCGGCCGGGGTAGGGGAGCAGTTCGACTCGGGCGCCATCTGGTACTTCGACAGCGGCATTGATGGCTGGACCGGCAACGGTACGCCCACGGCCGCGGGTGGCTTCCTGCGCCCGGCCAATGCGGCGCTGGCCAGCGTCTACAGCCCTGCCGGCCTGGCGGTGAACGCCGACACCTACCGCCAGGTGCGCTTCCGCATCCGCCGCACCGGTAGCCCGTCGTGGAATGGCCGGCTGTACTGGGGCGATAACTGGGCCAACTCGATGGCGATCGAGGCGCCGACGTTCGACGTCAACGGCATCTCCACCGTCATCCTGAACCTGTCCTGGACCGGTACCGTGGGCCAGATCCGCCTGGACCTGGGCAGCCAGGGCGCTGCGGACTTCTACGAGCTGGACTGGGTGGCCATCGGCCGCGCTTCGCCAGGGGCCAGCTATGCCGCCCTGAGTGCCGAGCAGACGGCCCGCGCCTCGGCCGACCAGGCCCTGGCGCAGGACATCAGCACCCTGACGGCTCGGGTCGTCGATCCCAAGACGGGCAATGCGGCGCTATCGACGGCCGTGGACAACCTCACCGGTCGCGCCGACAACACGGAAGCCGGGCTGTCGGCGGTCACCACCCGGGTCAGCGGCATCTACGCCCAGGTGAACCCGCCGCTCGCCGGCGCCAACGACTGGTATGCCGGATCGCCTACGGTGCTGGCGGGCGTCTATAGCGAGCAGTACGCCCGCGCCGAGGGGGACAATGCCCTGGGCAAGCGCATCGACACGGTGACGGCCTCGACGGCGGGCAACGCGGCGGCCATCACTGCCGAGCAGACTGCCCGGGCCACGGCCGACAGCGCCATGGCTCAGCGGATCGACACGGTCCAGGCGGCCACCGGCGACAACAAGGCGCTGATCCAGGCCGAGCAGACCGCTCGGAGCAACGCCGACTCGGCGCTGGCGAACCGCATCGACACCGTCCAGGCCACGGCGAACAACGCCGCGGCGCTGGTGCAGGCCGAACAGACCGCGCGCGTCGACGCTGACAGTGCGCTCGGGAAGCGGGTGGACACTGTCCAGGCTTCGCTGGGCACCACCAATGCCAGCGTGCAGCAGATCAGTCAGGCCCAGGCCGCGACCGACAACAAGGTCAACGCCTCCTATCAGATCAAGCTGCAGGTGACGGCGGACGGGAAGTATTACGCCGCCGGCATGGGGATCGGCATCGAGAACACCGATGCCGGCACCCAGAGCCAGATCCTGTTCCAGGCCGATCGGTTCGCGCTGATCAACTCGGGCCAGCTGGTGACGCCCTTCGTGGTGCAGAACGGCCAGGTGCTGATCAACGAGGCCTTCATCCAGAAGGCGACCATCCAGAACGCCATCGTCGGCAGCGTGATCTCTTCGCAGGCCTTCACGCAGTACGGGCAGCGGGTCATGGACATCGACTTCAACAATGGCGCCGCCTACTTCCGCAGCTACTACGAGCAGGGCACCGAAACCCAGCTGAACCGGGACGGTATCCGGGTGTACGGCGGCAACGTGCTGGTGGTCGAACTCGGGAGACTCAGCTGATGGCCTATGGAGCGCGGATCCGCGACCAGTCCGGGCGAATGATCTTCGACTCGGAGAGCTATTCGGCGCGGGTCGTCTACAGCGAGCGGCTGATGATGGCCTTCGGTGACGAGGTGACCCGGACGATTCCTGACCTGGGCCAGAACAGCATGATCTGGGTGGAAAGCGAGGGACCGCTGCCGCCTTACTCTGTCAACGGCAACACCGTCTATGTCCGCGGCCTCGGCCAGTCGGCGACAGCGGTGACCATCAGGGGAGTATCGTTCGGATGAGCTATGGATTTCGCTGCCGGGGCAGCTCCGGCCAACTCATCCTGGACGAGCTGCATAGCGTCCTGCACGTCCTCATGCGCGGCGCTTTCACCATCGGCCAGAACCAGGATAAGCGGATGGCGGTGGCCTTTCCGGCACCGGTCACGCAGCAGGACAAGCCGCATGTATTCGTCCAGATCAAGCCCTACGACGGGCCATCTGGCGCGGCGCTGATCCTGTACGACGTCCGGATTGACGGCTCGCCCGGCAACTGGACCGGCTTCAGCTTCGTCGCCCTGGGCAACGGCTTCGGCGCGACCCGCTGGCGCTACGTGGTCAGCGTGTCGAACCCGCCCAAGAGCAACGCGACCTTCGGGATGCGCCTGCGCAGACAGGCGGACAACCAGATCCTGTTCGACTCCGGCTACCACTGCATGCGCTTCCTCTTCGCCACCCGGGCCTGGAATGTCTCGAACAGGAAGGAGGGCGTGACGCGCTACTGGGCGTGGGACACGGCCGTGGCCTATGCGGTACGGGCGGACGCCTATGTCCTGATCAACACCATCGTGACGCCCCAGGACGGCATCGCCGGCTTCGATGCGGTCTACGTCCCGGCGCTCTACGTCTACTCGAACCGGGCGCGCTTCACCATGCAGATCACCGGCGAGAACGGCTCGAACCCGAACTACATTCAGCCGGTGATCTACGCGATGCCCTCGGACGAGTGGTAACCGCTCTCTGACCTAACAGCCCGCCGCGCGCGGGCTTTTTCATGCCTGGAGAAATCATGGCACTACAGCAAGTCAACTTCGGCTCGGCCAGCGATGGCAGCCAGGGGGATACCGCGCGCGCGGCATTCGCGAAGATCAACCAGAACTTCAGCGACACGACCAACGCGGCGAGCCGCCTGGTGGGGTTGGCCGCCGGCAACGTTCTCGAGGTAGGGGCCTACAACTTCGGCGTCACCCGGATGACGGTGAGCGGCGCCGACCTCAACAGCTACCAGACCAGCGGGATGCGCGCGCTGACCCTGAACACCGCCGCCAACGCGCCGTATGCGGAATACGGCTACCTGCTGGTCGATGCGGTCGGTGATGTCGCTGATCGCGTAGCGCAGACCTGGGTTTCCACAACCGGCAGACGATTCTCCCGGACGCTGAACTCCACGGGCTGGACCACCAAAGAGTATGTGTTCCAGGGCGACACCCCGTCCTTCGCTACGGTGGGGGTGAATGGCGCGCCGGGATCCATCACCCGTCAGCTCGCCTATCGCAGCAACGGCTCCACCCGCTTCGAGATCGGCCTGAATGGTGACGCCGAGTCCGGCAGCAACTCAGGTTCGAACCTGGTGGTGAACCGCTACAACGACGCCGGCGCCTACCAAGATCAGCCGCTACGCATCGAGCGCTCTACTGGTGAGTCGCGAATGACCAGGCTTCAGGTCCTAGGCCCCGTCCGCGTCGGCCAGTACACCCTGGCCAGCCTGCCCAGCGCGTCGGCTTTCAACAGCTACGAGATCGACGTGACCGATGCCGCTGGCGGCGCCAAGCGCTGCCGCAGCGACGGCACCAACTGGAAAATCATCAACACCACCACCACGGTATCCTGACTATGGCCCTGTCCGAACGCACTCGCCCCTACGAAACTCTCATCCGCCACAAGGACGACGGCACCATCGGTGCTCACCACGTCCAGATCACCGAAATCCTGCGCGACAAGACGATCATCAGCGCCACCATTGGCGAGGCGATGCCGCTCGCCGTGGCCGAGGGCCAGAACGGCCTGAAGCTGGCCGACGTCATTGGCCAGGCCGCCGCCGCAGCGCTCACCCAGGTGGAGACGCTGCAGGGCCAGGTGGCCACCCTGACCACCGAGCGCGACAGCCTCGCCCAGCAGGTGCAGCAGGGCGCCGGCTTGGCTGATCAATTGCAGGCGCTGCAGCAACAGCTGGAGGCTGTACAGCAAGCCGGCGCCGAGGCAACTACCGCGCTGCAGGCCGAGAAAGAAGCGAACTCCTCGCTCCGCGCCCAGGTAGGGTTGCTCCAGCAGCAGCTGAACGCCGTGCTGGGCCTGAACCCGTCCACTCCTTCCGCCTGAGGATCTCGCCATGCGCTATGTCGTGCTCGCGCCGTTCTACAACCCCGACCCGTCCTTCGAGTTCGCCACCGAGGAGGAGGCCGAGGCCTTCGCCCACAACCTGCTGGCGAACAACCCGAACCAGCCCGTCCGAACTGCTCAGCTCCTGAAGAGCTTCAGCGCCGAGGTGAAGGTCAACGCCGCTGCCATCAAGGCCGATCCCGCCAGCTGATCCTCACGAGCGCGAGGAATCGCGCCCGGCTGGCCATCTTGGCCGCTGCAATCCTCACGCTCATGAGGACAACCAACCCGCCGAGTGCGGGTATTTTTTCGCCTGGAGAAAGACATGGCCCTCGACATCATCCAGACCGGTGCCATTGCTCCGGCCTTCGCACTGCTGCCTGCCAAGATGGCCGGCAAGCGCGCCACCGTCATGCTGCTGGGCATCGGCCTGCAGGAATCTCGACTCCAGTTCCGGCGCCAGATCGGTGGCCCCGCCCGGGGGCTGTGGCAATTTGAGCAGGCCGGTGGCGTCCGCGGCGTGCTGACCCATCCCGCCAGCCGGCCGCACGCGCTGGAGGTCTGCGCTGCTCGCGATGTGGAGCCTACCGCCCCGGCGGTCTATGAGGCCTTGGAGCGCGACGACGTCCTGGCTGCCGCCTTCGCCCGGCTGCTGCTATGGACCGATCCCAAGCCGCTGCCGGCCCTGGGCCAGGTGCAGGAAGCCTGGGACCTCTACGCCCGCGTCTGGCGCCCGGGCAAGCCTCACCCGCAGACCTGGGAGGCGATCTATGCCCAGGCCCTGGCCGCGGTGCAGTGATGGTCGCGCTGGAGCAGTACAGGGTGGCCGCGCTCGCGGTCGCTGCATTCGTGTTGCTCGCCGTGGGCGCCCTGGCTGGTGCAGGCGCTGCCTACTGGCTAACCGCCGGCCACTATCGGCCCATCGTCGACGCCAAGACGAAGGCGGCGGAGGCCTCGGCCAGTACCCTGGCGTCCTGCCGCACCACCAGCAGCACGCTGGAAGGGCAGGTGGGCCAGCAGAACCAGGCCCTGGCCGATCTTCGCCTGGCAGCCGAGAAGCGCTCCAAGGATGCCGAGCCGATCCAGCAGCAGGCCGCCAAGGTAGCCGGCGAGGATTACCAGGCTGCCAATCGCCTGCAGCAGGAGCGCACTGGGGGCGACCCGGCGGCGGCAGCCGCGGCCATTATCGACAAGGAGCTGGGCCTATGAGGTGGATCATCGTGGGAATGGTGGTCGCGCTGGCGGGGTGCGCTGGCCAGCCCGTTGCCGAGCCCGAGCCGCGCGTGGTGCGCGTAGAGGTGCCGGTCCAGGTTCCGTGCCGAGTGAAGGAGCCAGCGGTGCCGGCCTGGGCGGCAGAGGGGCTGCGCAGGGAAGACAGCTTGGAGGTAAAGGTGAGGGCGCTGTTGGCTGAGCGCCGGCAGCGGATTGGCTACGAGCGGGAGCTGGGAGCAGCAGTTGAAAGCTGTCGATGAACGATGCTTTCAAAACCGAATTTCTTTCCTGTCTAGCCCATAGATATGTAGCAGCCTGTCGACAGCCTCTGCAATACGCTGGTCCGCGCATCGCGCCGCGTACCAAGCATCGACCGCATCGGCTACTTGGCCGCAGAAGATGCTCACTTGTAGCTGCAGCTTCCTTCCACTCTGATTGTTATGGATTGTGCTGCCGTTCGGGGGCTGCACGAATATGAAGGAATCCAAAGCATCCCTGACCTGCTGAGCTTTTCCAGCTAGCTCTGCATCGCCCTGATGCAAATAACTGCATCTGAGCGCGTACAGGTCATCTCCGGACATGAAGACATGATCATGTTGGTCGCCCAGGAACCTTCGCCGGTAGTGATGAGATAGCCAATTCTCGAACCATCGAGCGTAACGCGCTTGGCTTCCTAAGCCGGGCTCTTCGATCTTTCCGCAGATATCAGGCAGGGTCAGTGCCAGAGTCAACGCCACGTACCAGTCGCCGTGTGCAACTGAAGACCGTAATGAAGCTGTGAAGCGGTCCATGCATGTCACCTCATCAGTTCCTTGCCTGCCCCATACACTGAGGCGAATAGGCTGCAACAGGAATGACCGTTCATCGGCGTCAAGCTTGTAGGATTGCACTCCTCTGAATACTGTATATAAAAACAGTGTTGGTGTTTTCCATGGAACAGGTCGACGAGTTCGGCAGCTTCGGGGGTGACGACTTCGACCCGGACTGCCTGGAGATGATCAGGAACCAGCGCGACCTCTACGTCGAGGAGATCGCGATCATGCGCGGCATCATGGGCCGCCTGCGCCAGAACCTGCTGACGGTGCTGGCCGAACGGGATCAGCTGTGGACTGAGGTTCGCATTGTCCGGGGGTTCAAGCAGCTCAGAGTACAGAAGTGGATGGCCGGGGGAGGTAATGGAGCCCCGGCGCCGGCGCTGGAGGAAATCGACGTGAAGTATCACGAGCTGCTGCTTGTGGTGAACGTCACCCAGAAGGAGAACGAGCACCTTCGCCAAGAGCTGGCCACGGCCCGGGCGATGGCAGTCGACGAGAAGATGGACGCCGATCGGCTGCGCAGCCAGGTCAGTTGGCTGCAGGGAAAGCGGTAG